AAGAACAAAATGGCAAAGTCATGCAAATTCGCAAACCTTCTGCAGCAGTCAGAACAGGAAAGAAAGTAAGAGGACATACAGTTCTCGGTAAACGAAGCAAAGCTTCAATTAAAGTCGGACATCTTGGCTACCGAGAAATCCTTGGCAGGTAAAAGACAGGAAAGACTCAGGTTTGCCGCTTCAATTCCTTTCAGTTCTGATAATATCATCAACTGTGATCTGGAGATTGAAGATCTGGAGAATGGTTTAACCAGGTTGCATAATTTGGAAACCGAATTCTTCACAGAAGTTGAGGAATAGGATCAATCCTTGGTAAATAGGAGTGGGAGCTAATGCTCCCATTTCTGTTTCTAGTTTGTAAAAGAAACTGCATTAAAGAAAATCATAATTTGCACAGTTTGAATTGCTAGAAAGTTAGCAGAAATGATTGGAAAGACTACCCCACTATCATACTTATTAATATAGAAATAAATAGTTTCGGGATTTGTTTTATTAAAGCTATCTGGGATTATATATTTGCATATATAATAATATGGGTAAACATGGAAACATTAACTATCATCGGGGCATTTACACATTGGTTATACAATGCCAAATCAGATTTCATAAAAGAAGCCTGGAAAGGAAACCATTTAGCAAAACATTTTCAGGATAAACTTGAAGGTGCTATTGCAAAATCAGGTTATATGAGTTTGGATGTTCTTATAAGATTCCATCAGGAGCTTGATACCAAAAACAGAGAAATACTTTACAAATATATAATGGAGAACCACACTAAGAAGTGGAACTCAAAATACTAAATAACATGGAAACACCAGCTTTTAAAATTGAATGTAGATGTAATACTGATGCCATAGTAATTGCCGAAAATCTTGAAAAATATGGTATTATCCCAGATGAAAGAAATGGCAGAGATATCTTCATTTCGATTGAGGCATATAACAAGGAAAATCCTCCTATTAGTGATAATGAGGAAATCAAAGAAGAGATTATGAAGGCAATTGAAGATGCTTGCATGGTATATGAATTGGATTATACCCCGGATATTACTGAGGAAGATCATGATTTTGATGATAATGATATAAATTCATCAGGGTCTACTTTAAGATACCGAGATGATGGTGGAACAGATGGTTAATAATAATGAGAGCTAAGGCAATGTTATATACCAATAGGCTTGCAATAAACTCTATAATCTGGCCGTGATTAATTCGGTAATAAAAAGTTTCTGGAATGGTTTTAACAAGCTTTTTCGGTTTTTATATTTGCATATATAATAAATAATGCAAAATTAAAAGGCCACATGAAAACACAAACTTCAGTTCCAACTATTAAAATTGATCCCAGGGGAAAGGGATATAATAACTATGAGGACTACCTGATTAAGAAACATATCCGGGAGGTTGACCTTTATATGTTTGAACACAATTTCAAACCCCATGTAAAATCCATAGTTCACCACGTTTACAAAAAGGTGGTTAACCGGAAGAACATCATAGATTTTTACACGCATTCCATATATGAATTCCTACTCCATCTTGGGAATGGAACAACAAATGAATTGGTAGGATATACTTCATGCAGTAACATACCTCAAACAAGATAGTAATCATGAAAACTTTCCTCTCCAGACTAAATACCCTATTAAATAAAATAAATTGGGGTTTGGTTGCATTTGGTTATTATGGACCTTATATTTGCATTATATATTAATTAATAAATGCAATGCCACATGGAAACATTACAACCTTTAACCAAGTTTGAAATCAGAAGAGAACTCAACAAGGTAACTCCTCAGATACAGAACCTTAATCATCTGCTTACTGATTTTCATAGTATGCAGGTTGAGGGGCTTACCAGGACAGAAATCGAAAAAGAAATCATTGACCTTAAATCCCAAAGAGATGAGCTCCTTAGACTACTCTAACCTTAAACCTGATTTCCAGAATATTAAGGAAGCTGAATTGGAGGTACAAACCTTTCTATTGGGATGCCTATTGGGCAGTGCCCAAATAATGATGCTACTCCCACATAGGACTGCTGAAAGGGTCTATTTGGAAAGCTTTGAAGAATTCCTTACCCAGTTTTTTGAGGGAGACCATAAAGATTTTGCTATATGGTTAACTAACCTTGCCCAGAGAAGTCCAAGATGTAATATACTTGTTGGATTGTTGGTTAAAGCCCATAATGCCTTATGTAAAACTTATAGATTGGTAAATATACAACTCAACTAAAATGGAAACAAAAAAACTTAACCCGAACTCAGCAATGGATCACCCAGGGAAAGAATGGGTATCAACTATTGTTTTTATCATAACCATTGGACTTGCAGTATCTGCATTCCTAATCTTCGGATAACATGGTAACACAAACCCATAAATTATCTCTTATCCTCAAATATGGGATCATATATCATATCCCGAAGGAAAAGGTCTTACAACAATTTCCTACCATGACCTGTCCCATAACACATGAGGTCTATGGTTTTAAACTTAAGGGGAAATACCAAAATTTACCCTCAGTATCAATCATGGGAATACAGCAACCGGTTAAACCTGATGAAATACATAAATTCATAACCTTAGTATATAACAACATCATTAAAGACATTGAACCATGAACTTTACTAAAGAACAGGCTATCACCCTAATGCTTAGGGGTGCTAAAGTAACCCACAAATACTTTTTCTCTGATGAATGGATAAGGATGGAAGACGGGATGATATATGATGAAAAGGCCAATGTATTGGAACCCAACCAATTCTGGAATTACCGGACTGCAATATGGTTTAACGAGGATTGGTCCATATTCAATCCCCCTCAGGTATCCATGATCCAGGTCCTTGCTATTCTGGGAATAAAAGACCTCAACCAATTACTATTGGATGAATTCTGTAAAGAATCAGATTTAGCTGACCTATTTACTATGGCTACTGAGGATGACATTATGACCTATACCGATCCTGAGATTGGATCATATTATGCCTGGAAACTCAGACTTCATGGTTTAATAGAGGAAAACTTTCCTTGGGGAGAACTCAATGAAATGAACCAGAGATTCAAAAAATCATTATCAGAAAACCTTATTATCTCCATATCATGAAGACCACCCTTGAAACCCTAATAGAAATCCTAAAACAAGTGGATGGTGACACCCGGGAAGAAATCATGGATATTGCTATATATGCAGATCCAGAATATCCTCTATATGATCTTACCATAAAGGATATCGATGAAGTAACTGCTAGATTCATGCTACTTCAAATCCTGGATAAGAAAACCATGCAGGGAGAAAACATCGAATGGATACATAAGATTATCCATAGGTCACTCCAAATTTAATGCTAGTGCAATAACTTTTACACTTAGAATTGCTATGTAACTTTACTATCAAATAACTAGTAACTATATTGAAAGTCAGGAGCTTAGGTGCTATCCTGGCTTTTTTTACCTGTTAATCTAATCCAGAAATGGATCTTACTACAATATCTAAAGATATAAACCAACTTATATTCCCATGCAAAACAAGAAAAATAAATCAAATCAATTGACTCCACAGATACAAGTACTATCTACAAGGAAACCAAGGATTAATGGCCTTACCTATCTATCTCTAATGTATCAAAAGACACAAACAGAAGAAGACAAAGATAAGGTCTATTCCCATATAATCACAATCTATACCATGCAAGGATTCAGGTACAATGGGAAGTCCTTATCCTTACCCGACTTGGCTATTTTACTTAAAGTACCCCAAAACTATATCATGGATAAGATCTCTCATATATCAGAGAACTTAGGTGGACTAATAGATAAAGAGAAAATAGAGTCCACACTCAAATCAATCATAACATTATCAGCTACTTGGGCAATACAGGATCGTGGTATTATAGCTGAACAGGTAGACCTACTCCTCCGCTCCCAAAATGGCCAGTATAGGCCCTTTATCTCTGGTGAGGTAAACAAGGCCCTTAAGCTTATCCTCGAATCAAACAAGAATATAATGGAAAGCTACAAAACCTTCTTCACCTCTAATCAATCTACTACTAATATACTAAATGTAATCAACCCAGGTTCCCAGAAGGATACCGAAGCCCTTCTTACTCCAGAGAAGGCTCTACAATTAATATCTCAAAACAACAAGAACCAACTTCCTAGTGGGCAACCCCGTATTATACCTAATAATGCTATTTCAGATCAGGAAGCTCTATTCAGGGAACATGGTATTGGGGAAACTCCGAGCTGTTTGGAAAACCGATCTGGCCGTGAGGCCCTGATGCCTGTAGGCTATGAGGCTTTAGAGCCCAGGAGCCCCGAGGCCACAGACCTTAAAGTCAAGCGCAGTATAGCTTCAGAGCGACGTAGGGGTATATATGAGGAAGAGAACGATGACCTGCCAAATAGAGAATAGGTAGGCCTTATGGCTCAGAGGTAGGGTGCCCCACAGGTGCCCTATTTTTGTAGCCTCCTGGCCTCAGAGCTATATGGCCCAGGGGAGCTTTAAGGCCCTACAATCAACCCAGGAGTCAACGCCCGGGAGGCTTTAAAGCGGCCTAGCCTTCTGGCCCTAATCAGAGCCACCGTGGGAGCTATGGCCTAGCGGCTAGGAAATCTGGCCCTATGGTCTCCTGAAAATCTGGCCCTATGGGGATGGGTGCCCTTATTATATAATATATGTATAAAAAAACTTTTTAATTTTAACAATTTTTAACATTTAAAATAATTTTATTTCAAAAATAGTTTTTATATTTGTCTTGTCAATATGACATAAAACTAAAAATTTAGCAAAATGAAAAATTCAAAATCAAACGGAATCGAGAAGGCAGGTAATGCCGGTGACAAATTACAGGCAATCTTCTCAAATGCTAACCTGGCTGAGAAATCCGAAAAAATCAATGCTTCCTTACTTACTGCCAAGTCAGTTGGTAACAAGTCCTTCTGGAAAAAAGAATACCTGCTCTCACTATCCCCTTCTGATAAGAAGGCAAGGAGGATGGCAAGGAATGCCCAGTTTGCCCATTCCAAGAGGGTTATCTCTGATTATCAGACAAAATCCAAGTCCCTTATTGAGAGCCTGAATGCCCTTAATACCTTCTACAAGGATGCTTTGATTGACTTCAACAATTTCTCCCAAATCGATGCCGACAAAGAGAAGGGAAAGATAATCACCCTTGCCCATGAAATCCTCAAAGGAAGCCTATAATTAGGCAATCTAGGACAGTATTTGGGGGGTTGCAATAGGTAACCCCCTTACTGTGTTGCCATGCCTTAAATGGCTTGCAAACCCCCAAATTTAGGATGTCCCATATCTTGTACCCCAGTTTATTTTTTACCGATTTTTTTATATGATACACCGTGCTCCTTTCCTATAACCACAACCCCACACGTGATTAAAGGGTTCGGATTAAATGGCCATGATCCCTGATACTACAAAAAAAAATTGGGAGCTTCTACACACGAAAAGGGACCCAGTTTTCCAGGCCCCTTAATCCTAATCCCCCTAATCCCCTGAACACACAAAAAAGAGGGCCTATGTCAGACCCTCTCCTAAACCCCTATAGCTGTCGCATCTATGGGTTTATACCCGTTGTCCAGACGGGATTATCCTAAATCAATAGACTTATGAAGGTCCTCTAATTGAATCCTCAATCCAGTGATCTTTGACCCAAATGTATTAAGGGGTGAACTCAACATCTCCAGGATCATAAGGCTACCATAAAGGGTTTTCCCAACCAATGCCTTAAGATCGGTAATCTGATCTTTAAGTTCCTGATTCTCCTTCTTCAATTCTTCGATCTCCCAATGATCAGCCTTCTTACTACCCATAGTTATAAGCTCTTGCCTAAACATTTCTACTGCTCTTTTAATATCCTCAACCTGATAGGCATCTGCCTTATTCCTAAGGGCTCTTTCAACTTCTGGATTCATGGTTACTTATGTTTAGGATAAGTTATCTCCAGTACGGGTTCCTCCTTGATGAGCTTATCGCATACATCATCATATTCCTCTACCCTATAGGCTACTGTTACCTCTACATTTAAATTCAAAGGGATAATAGTTTGGCTCATGGTTATGATTACCCTAGTCCCAAAAAGTCCCTTTTTGATTGGGATATTGGTACCACCATAGGTCAGGAGATCAGAGGTGACCCTTACTACCCCTTCACCTCTATATACCCCTATGATATCATTGGGATTGGTTAACCATTGATTAAGGAAAGGTATTAAAGAATCTGGTTTCACAATTAACCTCTTTCCCTGGCCATATAAAGTTTCCCTTAACTCCTCAATAGTCTTACCATTTAAGGCCTCTCTTATTTCTCTAACCCCCTTATGAATCCCATTAATGTTATCATTCCTTTCAGAATTTCCAGGTACATACCCTTTTACCTCAGGAAGATCGGGTACCTTTGATTTATGGGTTTCCTGCCAAGCCACCATTTGGTCTGCCTGTTCAAAAGCTAAGTTGGCCATTTTTTGGCTACCACCAGCTTCGAGTAAGGCTTTACCCCATTTGATTAATATCTCAGGAGCAAGTTTATCCTGACCGCGCAGAAGAAATACCGGCTCATCTTCCGGAATTAGGCCTGCAGGGTCCTGAATGCGATTATAATCTTCTCTTATATGCTTCATTCTGTTGGAGCTTTTTCGATGGTTACATAGAATTCACCGAAATTTTCGAAAACCTGTAAGGCTTCGGGGTTATCGATGTGCATCTGAAGAATTCCAGAAGGGGTGTATTTCCAGAAATTATGATTCTCTTCCGATCCCGTAGTTACTGGGCTAAGGGTTACTTCTCCTGCTTTACCATCAGCAAAGCGAGTAAGGTTGTCTACTTTGAATTTTGCTAAAACTTTGTCCATATTATTTATATTAGGTGGAGTTGTAACTAAACAATCTCCGGTTTCTTCGTCGTAATCGTGGCAAGGAAAACCACAAAATTTAAATGTCCTTAAATCGCATTTTGACATGGTATTAAGATTAAAGTTTCTTCCCATGTTTAGGCATTGGTATCCACCTACTGAAAGAGGTAAGGTTATTATCTTCCAGGAACATGACCAATCTACCTTTATTGAAGATATTCCCAGCTACATAGAGGATAGGAAGTCCCATGAAGAGGGAGATATCCCATTGTTTCACAAAGTGCATCACCAGTGAAAAGATCAGTACGGCAAGAAAGATCAAATCTACCTTTTGGTACCATATTGCTTTGAGTAGTCTCATTTCTTATTTTTAAAATAGTTACTCAAATTAATTTCACTTTCCGATACAAACAGGTGTACAATAACTACCGCACTTAATACAGGCTGGGTAATACTGGTATGATACTGCACTCTGCCATTTACAGTCGGAGTTAGTACAGATACTAACTACCAAGCCTCCTAAACAGGCATCCATCTCGGTAGTTTCTCCTGATTTCAAAGTAACACACTCAGAGGAATCTACCAATGTGCTGTCAGGAAGCATAATACACTGCTCTGATTGATCAACACTAATAGCATCTTTCTCACAGCTTACAGCTGTAAATGATGCAAGCACCAACATAATGATTAAAAGATTTTTCATGATAATTAAGGTATTAGTTAAACAATGATAATAATATTATTGCTTTAAGTAATCTCATTTCTTATTACCTATTATTGTATAGCCTAACCAAAGTATAGCACATAATATCATAATGAAACCTATAGATATTATGTAAACCAAATCGGCTTCTTTAACCATTAAAGAAAACAATGTGAATGTTGACATCACGCATAAAAAAAGAAATACTATTCTCATGATTTTCCTCTTGTATTAAATACTCCATTAAATGTTTGTTTCTTTAGTTCCCCTTCCTTAAAGAATGGAGCTATACCTGGTTTGAGTAATATACGTGAACTAGTTTTAAATATCACACCATTTACGGTAAATCCAATAACAATATGTTCACCCTCTCTTACCTTAGGAAATACCACTTTATCAGATAGATCACGTATTACCTGTTCCTTATATGTAGAATAAGATTCCCCCTCATCAAAGACAAGGCCAATTTTATATAAACACTTAACACTCATAATCCTGGATCAGTTATAATTACTTTTTTATAATCAAACCTAAATGTAGGTGTTATTACCTTATCGTCAGTAGGAATATCCTTACCATGTACTTCATACCTTTGAGAATCATGAAGATCAGGTATTAATCTTTCAACATCTGCAAAGTACTCCTCCATAGCCTGGATAATACCTGGGTATTTTTTTAGGAATTCATCAGATAACCTAACTATTGCCATGACTGGGTATATTTTATATGTTGATCTAATGCTAGGGGAATTAACCAATGCAGGTTAGGAATAACTTTTGGTAAAAGATTAATATTATAAAACCTAACCTCTTCATCAGTAGTGGTTTTAGCACGTAATACAAAATCAGTAAAATCACGTGATACAAAAAACCATACTATACAATTCTCATAGGTAATGGTAATAAAGTTTTTCCAATCTTTAACGAGCAATCCAGTCTCCTCAGTAAACTCTCTAACCATGGCAGAATAGGGAGTCTCACCTTCTTCAATATGACCACCTACCCCATTCCATAAACCCTTTTGCCATTCTGGCCTATTCTTTTTAATAAGGGTCACAATGGGTGATTCATCGGTTGAGATTAAAAATCCTACTACATAGTTTTTCATGGTAAATATTTATCTATGGTTTTGCAAACATCTTTTACAGTAACCCATGTTTCAATTTCATCATCAGAAATACAATGGGGTAATTCATCCTCAATTTTCATTGTGAGTTCTACAATGTCAAGAGAGTCCAGACCAAGATCATCCTGAAGTTTGGCTTCTGGGGTAATACTAAGATAATCTATGGGATAATTATCTTTAAGAATGGTAGTTAATAATTCAAGCGATTCAAGCGAGTTCATAGGTTTTCAGTTATTACATTAATAGCGGATTTAATTTTATCAAACTCATCATGGTTAAGAAATATACCTTTAAATTCCCATTCATAAAACATGGGTTTGGATAAATGGGAATTTTGATCCATGGCGGGTACTTCTGTTTTTAACAAAAACATATTATCTGATAATTTGTCAAAAAGTGATGAAAGCATTTCCTTTTTGATATAATTATTATACTCCTCCTCTCCCATTGATTTAATCAATGATTCCTCTGCCTCAATGGCTATCCGGTGTACTACTCTTACCCTCATTCTAGTAATTTATATATATTAATATAGTAGTTCTTTATTAGAGTTCTCTTTAATATGCTAGAATATGTTGTAATATTGCCTATTATTAATGGATTTGCCTTTCAATATGCTAAGTATAACTAAGGTTTCAGTTTAATTATCCATTTTGTAACCTCATTTACCCATTTAAGTCCTTTAGACAAGCCAAAAGTACATATTATAGTAAAAAGTATGAATCTCCACAATGAGAAATCTGTTACTATAATATACTTTCCTATTAAGGCTAATACCACCCATATAGATATAAATATCATTATGGTAACTATACTTAAAGCAATCCTTTTAGCTCTAATCATGATCAAATAAGTTTTCATCAACCTCATCATCTAATTCTATATCCCATTCATTAAGAGCATTGATTAGCTTTTGTGAGATTTCTGTTGGTTTACATTTATTAACTTCTAGTAAGGCTGTTGTAATCACTTCTATGGTTAATCCATGATCCTCAGCTTTATTAAGAACCCTTTTTACAAGGGTTGATAGTTCACTATAATCCATGTCAATTATTTATTATAAATTCCTTTCCGCATAAAATTTTCCAAAAGTTCTTTATTAACTGATAAACCTTTGTATTTGATAACTTTTTCCCTTTTTGGCTTATTTCTGGCCTTTGGACCAGTAGTAGTACCTATATCCTCATAGGCAATTAAAACTATCCCATTATAATAGCTATCTTCAATCCTTAAATTCCCTTTTGTGAATCTTCTTACTTGTTTTAAACCCATACCAATGGAATCAGAGGCTTCTTCTACGAAACCACCAGCTATAATGGCATCTCTTAATGTTTGAGAACAGTATATATACCTTATGTGTTGAAAAATAGTAGAATCCATTGTCATGAAATTAGGGTATTTAATGTTTTAATAAGTTTTGATTGTAACCATTCACAGTAGGGTTTTAAATTATCATCTCTATTAACTCCACCACCATAAGTGGTTAACCCTCTGGTAGCAATAGATGATGCAGGATATCTCCCCATTTCTTTAGCATAAGCTAATTGTAAGTCCATTTCAGTGAGTGGTGGATTCTGCCCTTTTGTTGATTTGTTCTTGTTGCTCATATCCTATTCCAAAATATACTCCAGTTTCGAAAGCTTCTCCTATATAAAACTCAATTGTTTCAAGATTGTATTGTTTAGCACTATCTAAGGTAATCCCCCTAAGTTGGTTATTACATAATGAAATTTGATTCCTGAGATAGGTTTCTAATTCTTCTGGTAAAGGAATCTTTTTAGGTTCTTCTTTATTTTTCCCTCTTATTTTATCCCAGATACTCATGAAGTAATTTATATAAAATAGTACTGTGGTAACTAGAAAAAGAAAGGGGGCATTAAACCCCCTTTCACCATTTTCACCTTTCGGTACTGTCAAACAGGATGAAGACAGCGTCTGAGCAATTTAACAATCTTTGTTTGTCTGGAGTTGGTGAATACTCCCCTGGTACCCGGCCGGGGTATATTAAAAATGGCTAGTTTGGAAAAGTTTGATTTGGAAAAACAATGTTTAAAATAATCCAGTAATTCTTCTGAAATAGCTGTTACCTGAGTAATAATATAGGTATCTTGATAATAATCTGTACCCATAACAGTTGGTTCTGCAGTTGAAGTTGTATTATCTAAATAAACGGCAACTGTCATTGTAGTATGAGGCATATCCATTGTTATCATCAATAATATATAGTATTTAGGATATAAAGAAAAAAAAGAGGGGTATCTACCTTGTAAACCCCCTCTTTCGGAATTAAGCTGCAAGCTTAGCTTCCTGTGGCATTTCTAATGATTTGCCGGTTATTATTTGAAAAGTTCTCCTTGTTCCCTTTCTCAATGCTGTCAAGTCCAAGTCAGCCCCTTATTTTTAAAGAGGGGGTAGTGGTTCTTTCCGTAAAAACGGAACCTATTCTTACCTCTTAAGGGTATCGAACTTACCCCCTCTTTTTCCACTGGCGAGTGGCATGGGTGGAGATCGGCATCACCATAACGCTTACTGCAGATTATCATGGCGGCTTTCACAGCCTGCATCCCCATTTGTGGAGCTGCCGGGGTATGATCCCGGGTCCAGTCATTTCCTTAAAAACATATCAATGAACGTTTCATACATATATAGTCAAGTCTAGAATTTTGCAAGACCCATTTATATATAGATATGGAAAAACTAAAAGTACTTGGGGTAATGGGTGGTAATGGTGTAATACTTCACCCATTTAAAGAATACCTTATTGGGAATATAGAAATACGGTCAATATTTCATTCCAAAGGGGATATTCAATGGAAATTAAACTTTAATGACATTCCCTATTATAAAACCATAAAAGAAATAAGGCAAAATGTAAAAAGTGATATAGATGTTATAATTGGGGCTCCAGATTGTGGTCATAGTTCTATATTATCTTATAGCAGAAGAAAAGCTTTATCAGATCCTAAGGATAATAAGAGTTTGGAATTATATAGCAAATGTGTTAATAAGTTTAAACCTACTTTCTTTTTAATGGAAAATTTACCCAAACTATTAGATACTTATGATAATGATTTTTGTAATAACCTCTTTAAAGGATATAATCTTAGGTATTTAGTATCATCAGTATCTGGTTATGGTAATTCACAAAAAGATAGGATAAGGTTATTAATCATTGGAATTAACAGAGAGAAGATACCCACAGCCCTAGATTATATACAATACCAAATTTCGCAAATATATAAAATCAATGAGTTAAAAACAACTGGAGAATTATTGAAAGGGTTATATGAGGAAGATATTGAATTTGGCCATGTTAGAGAAAATCTTAATTCAATAATAACCTTATATGCGGGATTTAAAATATCTCTAAAAGATGTACAAAAAATCTGGCAAAACAATCCAAAATTATCTAGATGGGTTGTCGAAGATCGAAAATTCACAACAGCGCCAGGTGTATATCGCAACACACAAAATAAATTCCCAGCTACTGCTCGTAAAGCTAATCGTCAATTTAACCCCGAAGGACTCCAAATGTCACCAAGAGAATTAGCCAGAATACAAGGAGTTCCTGATTCATTCAAAATTTATATAGACCCCAATAATATTCAATATTGGATTAATAAAGGAAGAGCAACCGTTACCAAAACACCACCTTATGAGATAGGACAATGGTTTTTTGAAAATATGATAAAAATCTACAACCATGAACATAATTAAAAAATACTTAACCAATGGTCAATATTTAACAGCAGAGTTTGAGAAGACTTCGATCTTTCTCCATCATACCGCTGGTTTAAGTGCCGAAGGAGCTTGGAGATGGTGGAATCAAACACCTGAAAGAGTGGGCACTCCATATATTATAGACCGTAATGGTACCATAGTTGAGTGTTTTGATCCTAAAATATGGGCTTTCCATTTAGGGATTAATGGAGATGATAATTATCATGAAATGCACTCTGTAAACATTGAATTGGTTTCTGGGGGTAGACTTTATAGGGGTGATGATAGTAATTTCTATTTTTATCCATTATATCCTAATAAGGTTAGTGGGAAAATAATTCCTAAAGATGAAGTAATGGTTTTAACAAATCCTTGGAGAGGGTATAGTTTTTACCATAAATATACTGAAGCCCAAATGATAGCTCTTGGAGAGTTATTAAATAAAATACTGACAGATTTCCCAACTATTGTACCCCAAACTGACTTTGATGGTTTTTATGACTTTAATCCTGATGTACTACTTAGGCATATCGGTGGTATATGGTCTCACTCTACTGTAAGGATAGATAAGGATGATATATTTCCATATAAACCATTAGTTGATGTTCTTGAGAGTTTAAGGGTTGAAAAACCTATTAAAACCAATACAGAACCAGTAATTCCCAATATTAGCCCAATACTTGGCGAAGAAAAATCTATTAAACCCAATATTTCCCCTAAAAAAAGCACTAAAAAGAAGGCCTGAAACTTATATAAGGGTGGTGTACAGAAAGGGAATAATTATATATCTATAAAAGATATAAATAATTATTACCCTTTTAACTGTCTACTCCTAAACCTTTAATCTCTAATAACCTGAACATGAAATTTGATTTTGATTTCTCTAAGTATGATTTTAAGATTAATTTCGTAACCATCTACCAACTCATCAAGAAGTATATGTGTAAGAAAAAGGTATTACCTCGTAACCCTAAGAAAGCTATTCTCTTTGAGATAACTGATTATAAAGGTTCTAATCATGATCTTCATGGTTGTATAAATGACCATAAAGGTTTCATAAAGGCTTTGTATGATTTTGAAATTACATATTTCAGAAATAAGCAGGTAACTGTAAAACTATTTATATCAGAATTAAATAAAGCCATAACCAATCTTATATATGGTGATACCTTGGTAATTCACTATTCTGGCCATGGTACTCAAGTCATAGATAAGAATGGTGATGAATCAGATCATTTTGATGAGGGTTTATATGTTTGGGACGGTGTAGTAATAGACGATGATATTCATGAAGCTCTTATGCACATTCCTATGGGAGCAACAGTAGTAATTTTTCTTGACTCATGTTTTTCAGGTACTGCTACTAAACATGTTTATTCAGGATATAAGAAAGGTAAGTTTATTCCAGGTACAGGAACATTTTTGGAAAAGAAAAGAAGTTCTGTATTCAAAACAGAACAAATGAATTGGATTGTATTCTCTGGTTGTTCAGAAAATCAAACCTCTGATGATGCCTTCATAGATGGTAAATATTGGGGAGCATTTTCTTATTATGCTCTCAAAACTATATCAAGAGATCTGAATTACAAAGAATGGTACGAAAAAATAAGACAATATCTACCCTCGTACTATTTTGATCAAATACCAACTTTGGAAGGTCCAGAGGAATTACTTATTAAAAAGGTGTTTAATTAATAAATCAGTATTATGAAAAAATTTCTTTCATTTTTTTCAATTATCCTATTTATCTCAATTGGGATAGCGGTAGGACAGGACACTACAAATGTGAATGTTCAACATGTCGAAGGACAGGGCGTTCTGGAATTTCTCAAATCAAACTGGGCGGCATTAGTAGTTATTCTTTTGTTAGCCATATCAGAATGGATGGGTGAATCAGGTAAATTTCCTGAAGGGTCTATTTGGCGAAAGGTAGTAAATTTCCTAATCAAACTTGTTAAGGGTAAAGTAATATATACCTCAAAGAAAGTTGATTATGCCAGAAGGAAAGGTTTATTACCTAAAATTATAATTATAGCGATATTGCTAACGGGTATAACTGTATCCTCTTATGCTCAGTCACCTTGGCGAGGGATGATAAAACCCGTACCAAAAGACCTATTGTCCTCAGAGAAAGGTTTAAATGGTAGCGGAGAATTTCTTGTTAGGTTTGATGTAGGCATTATTGCAACAAAGGTTACACTATCAGATGAAGATGGTAAACTTTTCGATATGTCACCTCTTGCCAAAGCCGGCCCTGGTATTTCTTATTCGCATTATGTGGATAAGGATGGAGTTCCCTATAATAACTATAGTTTTACGGGTTTACTCCTTCTACCCATTACCGATAATGAACCTGCGGCATTTGCCCTTGGAGTTTCAGCCTTTAATATGAATGTAGGTTTGGGACTTGATATGGTAAAAGCGACACCCTTCAAACACATGGTGTTCGGATTTTTCGGGGCACAGTATACTTTTTAAACTAGCATAAGGCTTTTAAAATTATCCAGGTTGGACTATTTAAGATAAATCCGATCTGGATAATTTTTTGTTTGTATTATTATGCCTAGAGGTGAGATAATAACCGATATACGTGGAATGACCATTGATCAATTTAGGATCTTTGAGAAATGTACTAGAGACCCATTTAATTTTAGTGAATATGTTTCAGTAATACATCCTATACAAGGCAAAGTTCCATTTATCTTATATCCCTATCAAAAAAGGGTATTATGGTATTTTTTAACTGGGAGATTCAATATCGTATTAAAATTCAGACAAGCTGGGTTAACAGAGTTAATATCTTTATATTGCCTTTGGTTAGCCCTTTTTCATGATAATAAAAATATCCAAATTATTTCCATAAAAGACCGTGTTGCCAAGAAAGTTCTAAGGCGTATTAAATTTATGTATAGAAATCTTCCTTGGTTTTTACAAGTCCCAATAGTTAATGGGAGACCGGGAGAAATTGGAACACAAACAGAGCTTGAATTTTCTAACGGCTCAATGATTACTTCTATACCAACAACCGAAGATGCCGGTCGTTCTGAAGCAGTATCACTATTAGTAATAGATGAAGCGGCCATTGTAAGATGGGCTTCTCAAATTTGGGCGGCAGCTTTTCCAACGCTATCCACTGGTGGTTCAGCAATACTAAATTCTACTCCTTATGGTGTAGGTAATTTCTTTCATAAGACTTGGGTTGATGCTGTTGCTCATGGTAATGATTTTACCCCTATACGACTTAATTGGCAAATGCACCCTGAACGAGATATAGATTGGTATAAAACTATGTCTACCGCTCTTGGTCCTCGAAGAACAGCACAAGAGATCGATGGTGATTTTCTTACTTCTGGAAACTCAGTATTCGATCTTTTAGATATAAAAGCCATTGAGGATATGCTTTCCGAAATGGATGTCTTTAAAGAGGAAATGAATGGTAATTTAGTAATAGTTAAACCACCAATTAAAGATAAGAAATTTTATTTGGCCGCAGATATAGCTTCTGGTAGAAGTCGAGATTATTCTGCATTTACAGTAATGGATAGAGAAGGTACAGAATATGCTTATTTTAAAGGAAAAATACCAGTAGGGGAATTTTCTAAATTATTAATGAGGGTGGGTAGAGATTATAATAGAGCTGTAATAGCTCCAGAAAGTAATGATATTGGTTTAGCTGTAACCACTAAAATACAAGATAATGGTTACCCACACTTATTCTATACTACTAGGTTTTTAAAAGAAAAGGGAGAGAATAAACCTAAGGTAGAAAGAGTTCCAGGTTGGTATACTACTTCAAAGACTAGACCCATTATTATTGATGAGTTAGAAGATGATATTAGGAATGATAGAGTTATTATTGCTGATAAGTTTTTTGTTCAAGAAGCATATACCTTTATATATGATGAAAGAAATAGACCAGTAGCTATGGGTAAACATAGCAGGGGTACTGAAGATGAAGATATCTTAGACGATGAGAATACTTATACAGATGATAGTATAATGGGTAAAGCCATTTGTAATTATATTAGGAAAGGTAAAGTTACAACTACCACTACGGCACCAAGATAAATCAATACCAGTGTATTATATTATATAAGTTGTAAGTAAACCATTATTTTATATGGCTAACAAGTTTAGATTCAGGTTACCCTGGGAAATTCAAAAAGATTCACCTTTACCTAAAAGGGTGGTTAAATTAGAACCAATAGTTTCTAAAGGTACCATTCCTTCTACCAGGGGTAGTAGACCAACCCTACAAAATACCTTTACTGATGTTAAAGGTAAGACCACATTTATTTCTCCATCATTCATAGCTGAGTATATTCCTATAATAAGGAAGTTATCATGGGTAAATGGTGATATGGGTCTTGCAGTAAATGATATGACGAGGTTAACCAATACTGGTCATAGGATTAAATTTGACCCAAAGGTCTCTCCAGAAATGCAGGCTAAAATGCGTCAACATCTAGAAAACAAACAAAAAGAGTGGGGAGATGGTGTTGATGGGATGAGCGGGTTAGTTAATAAAATGATTGCCCAGATTTGGATAGCCGGTGCATTATCAACTGAGTGGGTTGTAGATAATGATAAATCGGGGATAAAAAATGTTGTATTGGTAGATCCCGAAACCATTGTTTTTTCATGGAATAAGAAAAGGTTAAGATTTGAACCTCACCAGAAACAAACCTATGCTATGACGGGTAATATTGGGGATCATTATGAAAAGTTAAATGAGTTAACCTATAAATATTATGGTATAAATGGTGATCAGGAAATACCCTATGGTATTCCACCATTTTTAACTGCTCTTAATGCCATATCTACCCAAGCTGATATGGATCAAAATATCAGGTATATTATGAAACAACTTGGGTTATTAGGTTTTTTTGAAACTCTTATGACTAAACCCGATCAAATAGATGGGGAAGGCGATATCCAATATCAGGCTAGATTACAAACCTTTTTGGATAATGCCAAAGCTCAGATCATTGAGGGTATTGGAGAAGGTGTTATAGTTGGTTATAGAGATGACCATGAATTTAATTTTAATTCCACTACTAAAGATTTAACTGGAGTTGCAGATTTATACAATCAAAATGAAAGATCAGTAGCTACTGGATTGAAATTCAATCAGGAGTTCTTAGGGGTAGGTGGTGAAGGTACTGAGACTGGAATAACCATTATCTTTACCAAAATGCTATCCCAGCTCACTAATATTCAGGCTATAGTAGCTGCAAATTTAAAACATGGTTATGATCTTGAATTAAGATTAGCTGGTTTTACTTTTGAAAATCTGAGAGTAGAATTTAATCCTTCTACCATTACCGATGAATTAAAATTCCAGCAGGGTCAAGAAATTAAAATACGCAATGTTATCGCTAAATATGGTCAGGGTGCAATCAGCCAACAACAGGTTGCAGATGAATTAGGCTATGATAAACCAGATGTTGATGAACCAAGGGTGTTGCCAGATAAACAAGCAGAGATGGATCAGAAGAGGGAGAAAGATAAAGATGCCTCAGATAGAAAAGTTAGGGATAAAAATAAGCCACAACCAAAAAGAAAAGATGCAAAGGCCAATGCTGCTTATTTAATCGACCTTATTTTGGACTACATGAATAGTGTAGAAGAATAAAAACAATACTAAAGATTATATTAATAAATTCCATTGACATGGCTAAACCACAAAAAGTATATTATGATAAAGTTACACTCTGTGCGGGTCATGCCTTGATTCTGGGTCATTGTCCAGATAAAATGGGTATAAGTAAACTTAACCAGATCATCGAAGAACATCCTCAAGATATTAGTAAATTGGGGTTATTTGATTCTTCATCTCCCAACTATACTACTTATTACCCAGAAGTAACTGCTGAAGATTTATCACCAAAAGATGATGAATTTATAGAGCCTGTTTATAGGATGCTTTCTAATGTTACGGTACATGCTAATTTTCACCCTATATATTTTCCGGCTGATGTTCTTAAAAAGAGCATGTATAAATTAATTGGTCAAACAGTAAATATTGACCATGAAATGGCCGTAGGGAATGCAATAGGTTCTGTTAAGATGGTAGAATGGCAAAATGCCTATACTACCAAAGAAGGGGTAAAAGTACCAGCTGGTATAAATGCTACCTTAAAGATAGATGGTAAGTCAAATCCAAGGATAGCTAGGGGTATCATGATGGATCCACCATCAATACATTCAAATTCAGTTACAGTTAATTTTGCCTGGAAGAAGTCTCATCCGGAAATGTCAGATGAAGAATTTATGTCAAAATTATCTACTTTTGATAATAAAGGCAATATTATACAGAAAATAGTAGTTGAAGTAGTGGCCTATCATGAAACGTCACTGGTTGGTCATGGTGCAGATCCCTTTGCTCAGAAGGTGGGTAAAGACGGGAAAATAGTATTGCCAAATTATGCAAAGAGTAGATACCCTCTATCAGATCAGTCAATAAAGGATGATTTGAGTTTTGCCATATTCGATTGGAAGAATTTTGATGGTAATTCCTTTGGGATGGAAACTCTAAGTGAGGATGGAACTAAAATACAATATTATTCAATTGATAATTCACAAACAGAAGAAAACATGGACAAATTTCTAAGAGCTCTTGAAGTATCTCTGGGACTTGAGGCTAACTCACTTACAGAGGAAAACTATCAGGAAAAGATGACAACCCTAAATACCGAAGTAACTGGTTTAAGGGCCAAAGTAGCAGAAACTCCTGCCCCAGTTAAAATTCTTGACTTGGAAGGTCTTCAGGCTATTGAAACTGAAATAACCACCTTAAGGGCTTTTAAATCAGAAGTCCCCACTGACTATAAAGAAAAGATTCAGTTGGCTGAGGTTGGTACTACCATCCTTTCTGAACTTAAGGATGACACTGCCAGGCTTTATAAGTTAACTGTTGAATCCGGTAAAGAAGATGCGGCTATTCTTGCAGTAATTAATACTGCTAGTTATGAAACCCTAAAAGCTTTACATAAGCAGTATGATACTCTTACTGATGGGCAGTATAGCTTTACTTGTCAGAAATGTGGTTCTCATGAAGTTACAAGAGCTTCAGCTAAACCTACCATAGAAGAACCCAAGGCCATTGCCAGTACTGGTGATGTGATTGATAAATTCACCAGCGTTGGTAAGGTAGATACTCGCTTTATCGAGGGCTCCAAATAAGCTACTAGACCTTAGCAATTATTAATATGCAAAATTGAAAATAATTAAAATATTCTAAGTCATGCCAGAACCTTTTGGAACAACAACGAAAACCTTCATCCTTAAAAGTGAGTCTCATAAACTACACGAGGAGTTTGAAGTAGATGCCTATAAAGTAACCCTTACTGCTGGTGGTACAGTTCCCATGGTAGCAAGTAACGTAATAAATGGTAAAGTCAATGGCGTTGCCATAGCTGCCGTTACCTATGCTACAGATCATGCCACTACTATGGGTCTTATAGCTGCAGCTATTGCCGCAAATCCCAATGTAGCTTCTGCTACAGTAACAGCTACTAACGTAATCACTGTAACTGCTCAGTATCCAGAATTGGAGACTCTGGCACTTCATGAATTCGTGACTACAGCTGGAGCTACCCAGTGTACCTGGGCCTATGCTACTGATAACAATAATATTGCCAAAGGCCAATTGGTAAAACTTACCACTACAGGTAAAGTTGAACCTTATGCTGCTGGTGATATTCCCAAGAAGGCTCTTGGTATCGCAGTAAATACCGGTCACGGTGGTGATTTAATCACTGTTATGATGGCTGCCTTTGCAGTGGTATATGCTGAGGCTTATGCTGCTTCTCATACTGCAGGTCCATGCCGTATGGCTGCCTGGAACTCTACCAATGATTGGATGGAGGTTGATGATGGTGGTACAATTGACCACACTACTATTGTAGGGAACTGTCTTGATGCAGCAACCGCCGATGGGGATGTAGTTCGCGTAGCCCTTCACCTTTAATGGTTGGCTAATACTAGACCATACGTATATATAATATAAACATATAATATTTTACCACAATGGATCTCAAAAAATTTGAAGCCAGTCGATTTAAAGGCAGAATCCAGGAAACTGTAAAAGCTGCAGAGGCAATCCGTTCTCATAAAGACAATCCAAAGGATGTATCCTTTACAGAAGTTGTCAAAGAGAAATTTAACTCGGATTTCCCATCATTGCTGTCAGACCTGGGGATTGACCCTGCTACGGACACTATATCTAACCTTATAACAGTTCCCGAGGTGGATGTTCGTTGGATTATCCCGGAAGTATTCCGTTCAGCACTCCTGTTGGGTTACAGGGGAGCTCCTATCTATCCTAATATAATTGCTGCTGAAGAGCAAATGAGGGGGCTCAGTACAGTTATGCCATGGATCAATATGTCAGAAGCTACACCTCATTATGTAGGTGAAGGAGAAACAATCCCCCTGGGGTCAATCTCTTATGGCTCGAAACAGTTCAAGATTTATAAAGTTGGTAAAGGGATTAAACTCTCAGATGAAGTAGTTACCTATTCTTCATTGAATCTGGTATCTATCTTTATGACTGACTTCGGAGTAAAACTTGGTCACGCAACTGATGTATTGGCAATCAATTGCCTTATCAATGGAGAACAGACTGACGGTTCAGAATCAGCTCCGGTTGTTGGTACTGCTTCGGGTTCATCTATTGTTTACAAAGACCTTCTGAAAATCTGGGTAAGACTTGGCAGAATGGGAAGAGTACCCAATACAATGATTGCCGGTGAAGATGTTTGTGCAGATATTCTGGACCTTACAGAATTCAAAACACCTGTTCAGGGAACACCCCTTGCCAGTATTACCATGAAGTCTCCAATACCAACGGCTTCTAACATTTTCGTACATGGAAATGTTCCTGACCATCAGACTATTATACTTGACCCAAAAGGCGGTATAATCAAGTTCAATGGATGGCCTCTTAAAGTTGAATCTGAAAGGATCGTATCCAATCAGACAGAGGCCTTTTATGTAACCCTTCAGACCGGCTTTGCCAAATTGTTCAGAGATTCTTCAATCATCATGGATGATTCAAAAGCTTTCGCAAGCTATGGATTCCCCACCTGGATGGATGTGGATGCTGCTCAGAATGTTGCTATTCAGTAATCCTTACATTAATAGTCTATGGCTCTAGTACTTATAAATTAGGTATTAGGGTCTAGACTATTTAAAAACAAACGGAGGAAACAATTATGGCAAAGTATCTAAAACTGGGTTCAAAAGCAAGTACTTTCTTTGACCCATATTCAAGGCTTAACATTTCTGGGAATGAAGTTGTTGAGTTGAATCCAAAACAAATCAAAAGTGATTTCGTTAAGAAGTCACTTGCCGGTGGTCATCTTTCAGTTGCTACAGAAGCTGAATTCTTAAAGTTTAAGGGTATAGATAAAATACCAGAAAAGCCCAAGGAGAAAAAAGAACCCGGTAAGTTTGATGATCTGACAGAGGAAGAACTTCAGAAGTATTATGAGGACAACTACCAGGTTACTAAGGCAGAAATAAAAGCCTTTGCAAAACTTAGTCAGGAAGACATGGTTTCAGAACTCACAAAACTGGAAGGAGAATAATCATATCCTATAACAATAACTAAAAGGGGGTGTATATTAATTAACAGATATACCCTTTTTTTATAATATCTAATACTATGGCAGGTTCTAAAAAGAATACATTTGAAACTGATCTTCTTGAGTTGATTTTTAATAATACAACTCTTGGGGGTATTGGTGATACTACTGGTTTAGTTGGTTCTACAGCTGCTGGTAGTTTATACATAGCCTTATTTACAGCTGCACCCTCTGATTCAGCTCAGGGTACTGAATGTAACTATACTGGTTATGCCAGGGTAGCTGTTGCCAGAACTTCTGGTGGTTGGACAGTGGCCAGTGGTAATGCTCAAAATACAGCAGCTATTACTTTTGGTCAATGTACTGCGGGTACTAATACGGCTCTTGCTTTTGCTATATGTAAGGCCGGTACAGCTGGTGTTGATGATGCTATATATTGGGGTGATTTAACCTCAAGTTTAGCCATTAGCTCAGGGATAACTCCTGAATTCGCAATTGGTGAGTTGGATGTAAACGAAGACTAATTCACACCTTATCATAATGATAGGTCAGGCTTTTCATTACTAAAGTCTGACCTATTGTTTTTTATAGGTATATATGGCTACAAGATTTTATTTACCGGCTTCAGGTACTGCACCACTTGGTAGTTTAACTGTTCAATCAGATTGGGAATTGTCCACTGGGTTGACCAGGCTTCCGTGTTCTATTACCAAGTCTGGTACTTCTTTAGCTGATGATACCAAAACCTGGGGATCAGCCTCAACCCAACAGTGGTGTTGGAGACAATATCAAAGCAATAGATTATCCCAAAGTCATAATTGGACAACATCTGATACAGTTAGCATGGTTATCAGGTGTATTGAAGGCAATGCCGCGTGCGATAGCCATTTAGCGTATATAGTTAAAGTAGTTTCTGGAGATGGGGCTACTGTTCGAGGCGTAGTGGGTTTATATCATGCTACTAGTACAGAGTTTGGAACTTCTGTTTTAACCCGTATACATAATGCCCGTACTAACGGAGCTACAAATTTTACATCTTATCCTGGAGATAGAATAGTTATAGAGATAGGATTACATGGAGTTACTCCATCGACATCTTATTCTCAAACAATGCGTTTTGGTGATCCATCAGGAACTAGTGATTTTGCTCTTACAGCTGGATTATCTACTGACCTATGTCCTTGGGTAGAATTATCCAGAGATGTAGTAGTAGGTGATAATTATATTGGGGGTGTTTCTAATGGAGTTGCCTCATGTTCTGCTACAATAAGTGCTAAAGTTGCTATATCTGGTACTTCTACTGGTGGTGGTGGGAGTGCTAGTCCAGTTACTGATGATCTCGAGTCTTATTCAACAGGGGCATTGGCTGGACAGGGCAATTGGTCTCAGGTATTGAATACTATTTCAATAGTTGATGTTTCGGGGAATAATAAAGTCAAATCTGATACAGCAGATACAGATACTTGTGTGAGATTGACATCTCCAGCATTTTCCAATAATCACAGAGTCAAAATAGTATTGGATACACTTGTTTCCGGGGGTTATATTGGTCCTGCAGTTAGGTGTTCTGGTAGTGGAGCAACAGCTTGCTTTTATGTATGGATAGCTTCTACAGTAGGTAGTGGGGCATGGCTTAGTGTTGTTGTTAATGGAACAGTATATGAAATTGCATCTGGAGGCGGTAACTGGCAGGATGGCGACGATCTAGAGTTAAAAATAGAAGGGTCTACAATAACATGTTATTTAAATGGTTCTGTCGATACACAAATGGGATCGGCTACATCTCCAGCTACGGGCAATGCTGGGGTTTATTCTGATACCAGATTAACATCGGGTTCTCCAGGTATTGCTGGGTACGATAATGCTGCATCTTATGGAGATTCTTTCGAAGCAAATGATTTAGCTCCAGCTTCTGTATCAGGTACTTTAATAGCTAAGTATTATTTATATGGAGATGATATTAATGGTATCGCTTCGTGTTCAGGTACTTTAACTTCACAAACTGGTGGAGGGGCTGTTTCTGGAGTTACCTCTGGAGTTGCCTCATGTTCAGGTACTTTAAATGCTAAAGGTAGGTTATATGGTGTTGCCTCTGGTATTGTCTTAGTATCAGGAACTATTCAATCGTTATCTTCAGGCCCTATTTCTGGAGTTACCTCTGGGGTAGCCTCCGTATCAGGTACTTTGATATCTGGAGCTATTTCAGGCTCTAGTTTAGGGGTTTCTATGGTATCTGGAGCTATACTATCCCATGGTATGTTATATGGTGTTATATCTGGGGTTACTTCTATTGTAGGCATACTTAAAGGGAAAGGGGTTTTATCAGGTATTTCTGGTTCCAATCCAATTATAGCTGATCATACTGTAGTAAGTAAATATAATACTATCCCACAGGTATATATTGATGAGATAAAGAAAATGTGGGTTTCTATAGCTGGAGAATCACATTCAGAGGCTTATAGAAATGGCTGTGAATTACTTGAGGCATTGGATAGTAAATTTCAAGTAAACGTTACAGAATCAGGTACACCCGAAGCCTATACTACTTCACATTTGAGAATAAGTAGAGCTACATGGGGAGATAGGACAAATTCTTCTGGTTGGATTTATGACTATGGTGAAGAGGATTGGTTTACTAATGCAACAGCTATAAGTAGGACTAAGGCCGGCTTATTGTATTGTAAGGATAATGGCCCTACTTTGTCAGTTTTA